AGAAAAATCCTGCGTTCCCGGCTAAAGGTTTTCAGGGGAGTTAGATTTTGCAGCGAGGAACCAAGCCTACGCCGCCTTCCGTGAAGGAGGCAAGGGGAACTTTGCAGCCTTGGCGGGACGGAGAGCGCGTGGAAATTGTTGTTCCGAGCGATCCGCCGCTTGCCCCCGCGCTGACACCGAGCGCGCAGGTTGTGTGGGAAACGGAACTGCCGCGCGTCATGGCGGCGGGCGTCGTTGAATTGGACTCGGGTTTGTTCGGCGTTTACTGCCACCTAAAGGCGGCGGTGGATCAGTGCTTTGCGTCGAATGAAACCCCGCCCATGTCATCGATCACGGAGCTGCGTCGTCTGTCGGAGTTGCTAGGCATTGCAGGTCCAAAGTCGCGCGTCGGGCGAGCCCCGCCGCCGAAGCCGGACGGCAACCCCTTCACCAAGCGACGGTAGCTATACCGCTGTCGCCCTGGCCTTTGCCAAGGAAGCGGCGGCGGACCGGAAGGGCCGGAAACATTGCAAGTGGGTCAGGCTCGCTGCGCAGCGGCACCTTGACGACCTGAAGCGGAAGAATTGGGCTTACGAGTACGTCGCAGCGGACGCAGAACACGTTTGCAACTTCATCGCGGCTCTCCCTCATATCGAGGGTTCGTGGGAATCGAAGACTATTACGCTCGAACCGCCGCAGGTTTTCATCCTGTGCGTGGTGTTCGGGTGGAGACGCAAGGCGGATGGGCTCCGGCGGTTCTCCACCGTCTATATCGAAATGGCCCGCAAGGGGGCCAAAAGCACCCTGACTGCTGGCGTGTCGCTCTACTGTCTGACATGCGAAGGTGAGGTTGGTCCGCAGATTGTCATCGGCGCGACGACAGGCGAGCAGGCGAGCAAGGTATTCAAGCCCGCGCAGCAAATGGTCAAGCGCACTGCGCAGTTGCGGGATGCGTTTGGTGTTGAGGCGTGGGCGCGGTCGATTACCTGCCAGGATTCAGGCGGGTATATCCAGACCATCAACGCCAAGAGTTCGACGCAGGACGGTCACAACCCGCACGTCGGCATTCTCGACGAGTTGCACGCGCACAAGGATCGCGGCCTGTATGACGTGATCCGGTCTGCGTTCGGTTCGCGCAAGAACCCGCTGCTGTGGATCATCACCACGGCTGGGTACAACGATCAGGGCGTCTGCTACGAGCAACGCACCCTGTTAACCAAGATTCTAGAGGGGATTGTCGAGGCCGATCATTACTTCGGCGTCATCTTTACCCTGGATGAAGGGGACAACCCCCTAGACGAATCGGTCTGGCCCAAGGCGAACCCCATGTTGGGGGTGACGCCCACGGTCGAATCCATGCGCTCCTATGCCAAGGAAGCGGTGGCCTCGCCCGACTCAATGGGCGAGTTCCAGACCAAGCGATTGAATATCTGGACTTCAGCCAAAAACGGCTGGGTCAACATGGAATTGTGGAAGCGCGGGGCCGCTGTCCCGGCTGCTTTCGACGGGCTTCCCGTCTTTGCTGCGATTGACCTTGCGTCGGTGTCGGATATCACGGCCCGCGTGCTGGTCGCGCGCAAGGACGGGCGTCTGCTTGTGCGGGGGCGCTATTGGGTTCCCGAGCGACAGGTGGAAGAGCGCGAACGCCGCGCCTCCCTGCCGTACAAGCGTTGGGTGCAACAGGGCTGGCTACAGGTCACGCCCGGCGACGTGTGCGATTACGAGTTTGTCGAGGCCGATCTTGACCGGGACTTGAAAGACAACCGGATAGAGAAGTTTGCCTATGACCCGTGGAACGCGCGGGATTTGGTGAACCGGCTGGTGGGCAAGTCGGCCCCCATGGTTGAGTTCCGGCAGGGCATCCCGTCCTTTGCCGCACCAATGCAGGAATTGCAGAGGGTGATTACGGCGGGGCTGATCGATCACGGTGGCGATCCCGTCCTCGCATGGATGGCGTCGAACGTGGTGGCGCGGCGGGATGCGAACAACAACGTGGCCCCGGATCGCAAGAACAGCCAAGACAAGATTGACGGGTTTGTCGCGTTGGCGATGGCCGTTGGTGTGATGATGAGTGAAGAGGTTACAGCGTCGGCGTATGAAACGCGCGGCCTGCTAGCGGTATGAGAAAGGGGCGCGCATGGGATTGATGCAGCGTCTCGCATTCTGGCGTCCCGAGCAGAAAGCCGCGTCGATTGACGACCTTCTGCGCGAACTTTACAGCGCCCCTCCGGCCAAGTCAGGGCAGGTAGTAACGTGGAAGTCCGCCCTTGAAGTCACAACGGTTCTTGCGTGTGTTCGCGTTCTGGCGGATGGCATCGCGCAGGTTCCATGGAAGGTCTACCGGGAAACGGCGGACGGCAAGGGTAGGGAAGTCGCCCGCGACCATTGGGCGTATGACCTGCTGAGTTACAAGCCAAACCCGTGGCAGACCAGCTACGAGTTCCGAGAGCAGATCATGGCGCACCTGGCGCTGTGCTCAAATGCCTTTGTGTTCAAGAACATGAACGCACGCGGGCAGGTGATTGAGTTGCTGCCGTTCGAGCCGCAGACCGTGACGGTGCGGCGCAACGAAGACTATTCGCTGACCTACAAGGTGAACACGGAAGACGGGCGGCAGATTGTCATTCCGTCTGACCGCATGTGGCATATGCGCGGGCTGTCGTGGAACGGCTGGTTCGGCATGGAGGCCATAAAGCTGGCGCGCGAGGCCATCGGCCTTGGCATGGCCAGCGAGGAAACGGAGTCCCGCGCGTTCAAGCAGGGCACGCGCCTCTCTGGCGTTCTTGAGTACCCGGCGAAACTGTCCGACGAAGCGTTGAAGCGGCTGCGCGAAACGTGGGAAGCGAACTACTCCGGCGCGGGGAATGCAGGAAAGACGGGCATCCTTGAAGACGGAATGAAGTTCAACCCAATCTCGCAGACGCATGAAGACGCGCAGTTGCTTGAGTTGCGCGGCTTCCAGGTCGAGGAAATCTGCCGGGCGTTCCGCGTGCTGCCGATCATGGTCGGACGTGCGGACAAGGCGGCCACTTACGCCTCTGCCGAGCAAATGTTTCTGGCTCACGTCATGCATACGTTGGGGCCATGGTATTCGCGCCTCGAACTGAGCGCCGACAAAAACCTGTTGAGTGGTTCGGCGGACGACAAGATTTTCACCAAATTCATCACGGCTGGGCTGCTGCGCGGTGACGCTGCGGCGCGTGCTGCGCTGTACGGCGCTGGCATCAAAGACGGCTGGATGACCCGCAACGAAGCCCGTGGCTTTGAAGAAATGAACCCGCTGGACGGCCTCGATCTGCCGCTGCGCCCGCTGAACATGGGGAACGGCGAGACGGCCCCTTCTGACGATCCGCCCAACGCGCCAGAACCAGAAGCACAAAAACAAAATAACATCACGATCAACCAAGCCCCCATTACATTCAATCCGGCAGCGGTCAATGTGACGCTGCCTGAAACCTCCGTCGAGGCTCCGAACGTCAATGTAATGGCGGCCCCCGCGCCCAACGTAAATGTTGCCGCGCCGACAGTGAACGTCGCAGCGCCCGCCGTAACCTTGTCTGCCCAGATTTCGGTTGACGAAGGCGAGACGAAGGTTTTGCGCGACGAAAAAGGCCGCATTGAGTCGTTTAAGAAAAACAAAACCGTGAAGGTCACGGGCATTAATGAGTAAGACGGACGCTTGGCAGACCGGGCTTCTTAATCTTGTGTTTAGAAATATTGACTTTGCTGGTGTTGGCGATGCGGGCGGCCTTCGGGGCAGCGTTGTGGCGGGCAGCCTGTACCTAAGCCTCCACACTGCCGATCCTGGTGACGCGGGCAACCAGACAACCAATGAGACGGCTTATTACCCCTATGCGCGGCGGGCTGTAACGCGGGGCGCAGGCTTCACGGTTAATGGAAACGCAGTTTCCCCGGCTGCTGATATTAACTTTCCCGAGTGTTTGTCGTCGCCCGGCGAGACCATAACTCACGTTGGAATCGGCACGGCTTTGAACGGCGCTGGTAAATTGCTTTATGTCGGCATCCTGGAACCTAATGTGCCGATGGCGGTTGGCGCTGTTCCGCTTGTTAAATCGGCATCAACTGTCACGGAAAGCTAGATGGGCGTGGCCGCCCGCGTAAGGATCAGACATGCCTAAGTCCACATCGACCTGCAATTCGATCATTAACCTCATGTACCGCGCGACGGCATGGGCGAACGTCGCTGACAATGCGTCGTCCTCGCCGCTGACAAACACCTATGTCGGCCTCTACACGGCCTCGCCCGGCACCGGGAACAACCAGACGACCAACGAAACGTCATACACGGACTATGCCCGTCAGGCAGTCGCGCGCTCGACCGGATGGGACGCGGCATCGGGTGGTGCGACGGCCAACGCTGCGGCGATCACCTTCCCGCAGTGCGGGGTGACGGGCGCGACCCTGACGGACGTTGCCATCGGAACCACGCTGGGATCGGCTGGCACGGTCTGGCACTACGGCGCGCTCAACTCGCCTCTGGCGGTTTCGTCCGGCATCACGCCGCAGTTTGCGGCGGGTGCGCTGACGGTGACGGAATCGTAATGCTCGACAGCCGATCACCCCTTGAGAAGCTGCTTTGGGAGCGGATCGGCCCGCCGCTTTACTACTGCGGGGAATGCCTGCGCGGTGTGAAGGTCACGCCGGTTGACGGTGGCGAGCCGGTTATCAAGCGCCCCTGCGGATGGGAATGCGGCAACGGCATCATCGCCCCGCGCAGCGCGGTTTGCGTCGGCAAGGGCGGGGCCAGTATCGGCACCAGGGCTGCGATTGCCTGGATGAAAGCCAAGGCCTATCTGACGGGACGGGACGCTTGACGATCACAAACGTAGCCGGAGTCGCGGACGCCTATACGGCGGGCCGACAGTGGTCCGGCTACCTGCGGCGCGGTGGCCCGGCGATGACGGCGGGCGTTTGGACTGATCTCTCTTACGCGGCGGGTATCCCGGTTGCGAATTATTACGCGGCAACGCCAGTGGCGGCGACCCAGCTTTCAGCTTCCGAGGGCATTTTCGCGGGGCCTTCTGTCAATGCGGCGGGTTTCAAGAAGTATCTGCACAAGGCGCTGCTGATCCCCCCGGCTACATCGGTCGGCACCGTGACCATGCTGGTTCACGACATCGTGGCGGTTTATCCGTTTGTCGATGGCGACGGCGGCTCGCAGGACATGGTGAACGGGCTGGGCACGCTGCGGTATGACGGCGGCACGGGCTGCAAGATCATGCTAGTGTCGCAAGGCGCGGGCACGGCGGACGCGATAGACGCGACGATCACATACACTGACACCGAGGGCGTGCAGCGGACCATTTCGCCGGTCTACACGCGCAACACGGCGACGGCGGGCCAACTGCTGACGCCAATAGACGCAACGGCGCTGGGCGTTTTGGGCTACAACACGGCCAACCCCTACATGAACCTTCTGCCGGGCAGTTCTGGCATCAACAGCATCGACAACATCAATTTCCCGACTTCGGTTGGCGGCATATTCGCGGCCTGCATCGTCAAGCCCCTGGGCACGATCAGTTGGCAGGAATTGACGACCCCGATTGAGGTTGACTACATGCGCGACCGCCTGAGTATGGCTGAAGTCGCGGACGGCGCTTATATCCACGCAATCGCACGCGGCACAGTCACGGCATCACCGACGACGCTGCACGGCGAATTTTCCTTCGTTTGGGGCTGAATTATGGGCTATGCGAGCGTCGATGACATGGTTGCCGAGCTGTCTGCCGGGAAATCCTGGCGGGCCGACATCTCGAAAGGCTCGGGCACCAACAACTTCGTCGCGGGCAATATGTACGACCTGCAACAGTTCGCAGGATCGCCGGTCGCGGCGACTTACCCGGGCACCACGCTGGTTGCCCAGACGCCAACCGACAAGAACGGCGGCACGGCGCTGGGCGCGTCCTTCGGCATCTATCACGGCGGCAACGTCTCGCCCGACACCAAGCATCTGCTGAACATCGGTCTCTATGCGTCGGTTGCCACGGCGGTTCCTGCGGTGGTGCATCTCGTTGACATCGTGATGTACTACCCGGCGCTGGCAAACAACGTCACGACGTTGCAGACGCTCATCAATTCCAACACGTTCACCGCGTCGAGTTCGGGCGGCCTGCTGCTGACCCACACAAACGATTTCGGATCAGCGACCCACTACACGAGCGTGACGTTCACGACCACGGGCGCGCTGCCGACCGGCCTAAACAACACGGACGTTTTTTATCTAGTTCGCCAGTCCTCCACCACGTCGAAGGTCGCGACTAGCGAGGCAAACGCTATTGCAGGCACCTTTATTGCCTACACGGACGCGGGGTCTGGCACCAACACGCTGACGGTAACGCCGAATCGCTATGCGGATGGCGCGGGCCTTCGTATGTACACGGTGGCGACGGCGACGGTGACGAACACGCTCACGCCGGTCATTAACGCGACCGACTTCCAATACACAAGCAGCGCCCCGGCGACGGGCCGCGTTCTGGGTGCAGTGACAAACTACACGGTGGGCGGCACGTCCATTCCCCCGGTCGGCAAGATATTCCATTCCGGCGTTGCGGCGTCCAACTTCGCCCCGTATTTGCCTTTGCAGGCAGGCGATGTGGGCGTGCGCCGCGTCACGCAGTACCGTCTTTCGACGGCCTACGGTTCGGCGCAGGCGGGCGCGCTCATCATGTGCAAGCCGCTCGCGACGATCCCGATTGTCACGGCGGCGGTGGCTGGCGAACGGTCAATGGTGATGCAGCTTCCGTCCCTGCCGCGCATTTATGACGGTGCGTGCTTGGGCCTGCTGTTCTTCCCCGGCGCTGCGACTACCGCGAACACGCCGATCATGGGCTATCTTGACTTCGGGTGGGGATAATGACCGCCAAAGAAGTCCGTGACATCGTGAGCAACATCGGGCTTTGGGGCGGTAACGCCTTCACGCTGGCCATGCTGATTGCCCAGCGGCAGCGCGAGGACGACGCCTTGGTGGCAGAAGGGCTTGCGCAGCAGGACGTTGCAGAGGCCATTCGTGCTGCTTCGTAACGGGCTTTCGACAAACGCCATCCCGCTTTCGCTGACCGGGTTGGCCTGGCAGAATTTTGTGCATGACACGGCGGTAATGAACCAGTCGAATAGCGAAGGGTTCACAAAGCTGAGTGCCTATTCGACGGGTCTCTATTTCCCGCATTGCATGATCCCGCCCCGCACGGCAGGCCGGATCGTGGCACACGACACGCTGACGGGGACCGGCGAGATAACAAACGCGGAATTGTGGGCTGTCAAGCTGGCGGCTGCGTCGGTTAGCGGCTCCGGCGCGCTGACCGCAACCGGCAGCCTGATCGTCCAGCTTGTCGCTGCGGTCGCGGGTTCCGGCGAGATTTCAGACGCTGACATACAGGCGTTTCTGCAACTCTCCGCAGCACTGACGGGCACGGGCGATGCGGACGGCACGCTGACCGGCCTAGGTGAATTGCTTGCCGCCCTGACAGGCTCCGGGCTGGCGGACGGGACGCTGACCGGCGTTGGTGCGCTGGCCGCCGCGCTGGTGGTGACGGGCACAGGATTGACGACGGCGAACGTCGGCCCGGCTGTCTGGGCGGCGATTGCCACGCAGAATGACACGGCTGGCTCTATGGGTGAGAAACTCAACGACGCAGGGTCTGCCAGCAACCCGTGGACTGAGGTCATCGAATCCGGCTACACGGCGGCGCAGATTTTGAAACTGATCGCGGCGGCAGTGCAGGGCGATGCAAGCGGGCTGGAAAGCGGTGCGCCTGTGTTCAAAGGCCTGGATGGCACAACGGATCGCATCACGGCGACCTATTCGAGCGGTACGCGCACGGTGACTGACCGCGACGTGACGTAATGGCGGGCCAGTGGTTCGGCCAATGGGCCGGTGATACCGCTGGTCAGTGGTGGGGCGGGGCCGGGTTCGTTCCTGTTCCTGTCGTGGTGCCGAGATATTCGTATTCAAGCGCGGGGCTTTTCCCCCGTCGCCGCGACGTTGTGTCCGCAGGCATATTTTCGGCACATGGACGCAGCACGGCGCTTTTTATATCTGACTATTTTGACGCCATTAGCGACGATGACGACGAAGAGTTCATTTTCCTGATCGCGGGATAAGACGCGCGGAGTAACGCTATGCAACATTCGGCCTTTGGCCTTCGCGAAATCAAGTTTGCGGGGGACGGCGAAGCCATGTCCTTCACCGGCTACGGGGCGGTGTTTGGCAACATTGATTCTTACGGCGACGTGATCCAGCCGGGGGCGTTTGCCGACACGCTCGCCGCTTCCAAGCAAAGCAACCAGTGGCCCGCAATGCTGTTGCAGCACGGCGGGTTTATGGGCGCTGCCGACGACATGACGCCCATCGGCATCTGGACGGAAATGGCTGAAGACGGCCACGGCCTGAAGATCACCGGCAAGCTGGCAGACACAGAGCGAGGCCGCGAGGCTTACACGCTGCTGAAGATGACGCCGCGCCCTGCAATTACCGGCCTGTCCATTGGGTTCATTCCCAAGGAATGGACGATGCGCAGCAAGCCGGAAGAGCCCCGGCGCACGCTGAAGAAAATCGACCTACTGGAAGTGTCTCTTGTGACATTCCCCGCTAACGACAAGGCGCGGGTTGAAGCGGTCAAGAGCAACAGCCGGTTCAAGACCATTCGAGAATTTGAGTCCTTCCTTCGGGATGAAGGGGGATTTTCAAACGCCGCTGCCCGCGCAATCGCGGACGGCGGTTTCAAAGCCGCACCGGAACCTCGGGACGAGGACGAGTTGGCGCAACTGGCCGCACGGCTTTCCGCCGTAGCGGCGCGTGTCAAAACCTCAACCTGAAAGGACCACTCCCATGAGTGATCTCGCAGAAATCAAGCGTCTCGTCGAAAACATCGACAAGGCGGTGGCAGACGAACGTGTGGCAGTCAATCAGAAGTTCGACGAACTGAAGCGGGGCTCGGTCGATCCGCTGACCCTCGAAAAGATCAACAAGTCCGCCGAAGCCGCGACCGCTGCCATTGAGGCCGCGAACGCTGCGACGAAGGAAGCCAAGGCCGCGAAGGAAGCGACCGACGCCATGGAGGCCAAGTTGGGCCGCCCCGGCTTCGGCCAGAAGGCCGACGACCGCGAGATGAAGGCGGTTGGCGAGTTCCAGGGCGTCCTTGATGCCGCGTTTGCCGAGAAGGGCAAGCAGGCTCCCAAGGTCGAGGTGGACGCATATCGCACCTATCGCAAGGCGTTCGAGACGTTCGTTCGCCGTGGCCACGAAGGACTTTCCTCGGAAGAGTCCATCGCGCTCAAGGCCATGTCGGTCGGCGTCGGCCCGGATGGCGGCTATCTGGTACACCCGGATATGTCCGGCCAGATCGCGACCGTCCTGCGTGACAGTTCTCCGGTTCGCGCGATTGCCTCTGTGCAGTCGATCAGCACGGCGAGCCTGAAGGGCCTGCGCGATATCGAGCGCACCAACGCCTCATGGGTTGGTGAAACCGAGTCGCGCTCGGCCACCACCACGGCGCAGTTGGGCGAATGGGAAATCCCGGTTCGGGAAATGTATTCGTTCCCGCAGGCCACCCAGGACCTGATCGACGACGCCGCTGTGGACGTGGAAGCCTGGATGGCTGGCAAGATCGCTGAGGACTTCGCGCTTACGGAGTCCACTGCGTTCGTGTCCGGCAACACGCCGAAGCGTCCCCGTGGTTTCACGACCTACCCCACGGCTGCAACTGCCGACGCTTCGCGCGGCTGGGGCACCATGGAACACGTCGCGACGGGCACCAACGGTTCGTTCGGCACGTCTTCGGTCGGCGCGGAAAAGCTGATCCAGACCATGTTCAAGCTTCGCACGGGCTACCGTCCGGGCGCGGTGTGGGCCATGAGCAAGACGACGCTTGCGGGCGTCCGCCAACTCAAGGATGCAGCCGGTGGCTTCATCTGGCTCCCGAACCTGGCCAACAACGGCGCGGCTGAAGTGAACCCCTACTCGGGATCGCTCTTCGGCCATCCGGTTGTCGAGATGGAAGACATGGACCCGTTTACCACGACCGATGCTTTGGCCGTGGCGTTCGGCAACTTCCGTCGCGGCTACCAGGTGGTGGACCGCATCGGCATCCGCGTGACGCGCGACAACCTGACGAACAAGCCCTATGTGGGCCTGTACGCCACGAAGCGCGTCGGCGGCGATGTCATCCACTTCGAGGCGATCAAGTTCCTGAAGTTCGGCTCGTAACCGCAGGACGGGGCGGGCTTCGGCTCGCCCCACTCGCTTCATCTCTTCTGAAGGGACAATCCCATGGCAAAATTCGATCTTAAAAGCGTGGTTGACGCGGTGGACACGTTCATCCCCGCTGACCGCACTGCTTCGGGCACCGGCTCTGCCGTTGACCTGCGCGGTTATGAAAGCGCGGCGGCCTATGTCTCGGTCGGCGCAAAGGCGGGCGGCACCATCACGCCGTCGCTCGAAGACTCGGTGGACGGCACGACCTACGCAGCGGTGGTTGCGGCCAGCCTAGATGGCACGTTTGCTGCCATCACGACTGGAACGTCTACCCAGCGCGTCGGCTACATCGGGGACAACCGTTATGTTCGCGGTGTGTTCACGCAGGCGGGCGGCACGATGCACGCCAGCTTTGTGATCATGCGCGGCCACCCGGCCCGCACGCCGCTCTCGTAACGCCAAACCTGTGACGGGGGTGGGGCAACTCACCCCCGACCTTTTTGCATGACAAAGCCGACAGGCTGGTGGCTGGGGCTCCGCTATATGAGCCGCCAGCAAGTGGTGACACCCACTGAGCCGCACCCCGAGTTTCCCGCGAGTATGCGGCCCGTGCAGACGGTGTTCGCAGACGCCACGGTGCTGAAGGCGGGGGCGCAGTGGAAAGAGATTCTTCAGGGCTGGCGCGACCAGTGCCACACCCTGATTTGCTGGATACCTGACGTTCGGTATCACGAATCGACGGGCGCGCGGGTCACGCGCGAGGATGTACTGCAAGCCCTTGAGGCTCCCGGCTGGCGCTGCGTAGAGGATGCACTGATTGAGGGCCACGCCTTCATCGTCATTCACCGCGATCTTGGCGCATGGCATTACGTGCCATGGGGCAAGGGTGAGGCGAAGCGGTGCCTGGTGTTCCGGTCTGGCGCGTTCGGGGATGCCATCATGGCGTCGTCCGTGCTGCCGGGCCTTAAAGAACAGGGCTACAAGATCAGCTTTTATTCGCATGATCGCGGCGCGGAAATCATGCGCTTCGATCCGCACGTTGACGAGGTTGTGGCGCTTGGCGACAATCAGGTGGCTGACGACGAAATGAGCACCTACTGGAAAGCAATTTCCAGCCGTTTCGATCACGTCATCAACCTGACCAACGCAGTCGAGGGGCGAACCCTCCCGCAAGCATGGCACAATGAATATTGGTGGCCGGACGATCAGCGGCGACGGTCGTTTGGCGGTTCGTATCTCGCGGACCATCACTTGCTGGCAGGCGTGCCCGGCCCATACCGGGTGAAGTTCTACCCTTCCCCGGATGACGCGGGATGGGCAAAAGATACAGCGGATCGCCTTGGCCCGTTCGCCATGGTCGTTTTGCGGGGCTCCGCTTACTACAAGTGGCACCCGCACATGCACAAGGTAGTGACGCAGCTACTGGCGCACACGTCCTTTCGGATCGTGCTCGCGGGCGGCCCGGATGCGCGCGACCTGGAGTCGGTTATTCTTGACACCGTGATTGAATATCATGGCACGAAAGAGCGGGTTGATTCGGTGGTGGGCGACAAAACCATGTCGCAGGTCATGGCGCTGGCGCAGAAAGCCGCGCTGGTGATCGGCCCCGAGACGGGCATCCTGAACGCCGTGAGCATGGAAGACGTGCCGAAGGTTTGCCTGCTAAGTCATTCGGCCCCGTCGAACCTGACGGATGATTGGAAAAACGCGGTTGCGCTGATCCCACAGGTGCCCTGTCACCCGTGCCACCGGCTGCACCACAAGGAAGCCGGGACGTGCCCGATTGACAATGAAACCGGCGCGGCGGCCTGTGCGGCTGCTGTTCCACCGGCAGATTACATTCAGGCGATTCTTGCGATCCTGGAACATGCGAATCAAAGTGTTGCGGCCTGACCCGGCACTAGCCGAGGACGGGCTATCGGTTGGCGACGAAGCGGATATGGCCCCAATGCGGGCGCTGCCGCTGATTGCTGCCGGGGTTGTCGATCTTGCGGACGAGCCGAAAGAAACACGGATCGTCCGGGGTTATGAGCGGAAGGGGACGGCATGACCTACAAGCAATTGTCGGCGGCTGGGACCACCCCTGTCACGCGGGATGAAGTGAAGACGTGGCTGAAGATCGACGGCACGGCGGAAGACGCCTTGCTCGACGGGATCAATGTCGCGGCGACGAAGTGGGCCGAACAGTTTCTTGGCCGGACCCTTCTGCAAGGGACGTGGGAATACACCGCGTCGAGTTTCCCGCAGTCAAGCAACGGCTGGATTGAGTTGCTTCACGGGCCGGTGCAGTCGGTTGATTCCGTGACCTACCGCACGTTGGGCGGCGGGACGGGAACATGGGCCGGGACCAGCTATCAGGTTGACACCAACAAGGAGCCCGCGCGCCTGCGCCCGGTTCCGAGCGGCCTGTGGCCTGACGAGGATGACGACTATTTCAACGCAGTCACGGTGCGCTACACGGTGGGCTACGGCACGGCGCAAAGCACGGTTCCTGACGGCATCAAGATAGGCATCAAAGAGGCAGCGGCGGCGATGAATGAGCATCGCGGCGAGGACGTGCATCCGAAGTTTGCCGAGGTGCTGCTTTATCCCTTCCGCATCACGACGTTCCGCTAATGCGCGTTCCGGGTCTGGGCAAAATGCGGGAGCGGGTGACGCTTCAGCAGGAAAACAACACGTCAGACGGCGGCGGCGGATCGACGCTTGCGTGGTCAGACGTTGCCACGGTCTGGGCAAAGCTTGAGCCGTTAACGGGGCGGGAGCAGATTGAGGCGGACAAGCTGCAAGGCATCGTCAACACGCGAATCACGATCCGTTACCGCTCAGACGTGGTTCCGGGTATGAGGCTGGTCTGGAACAGCATCAATTTCAACATTCGCGCGGTTATCTGCGAGGAAGAGCGCGACCGATTCCTGCAATTGACCTGCGAACGGGGCGTGGCAACGTGAAGGTCAGGGCCACAATCCGTGGCGGCCAGAACCTGGCCCGCGTTCTTCGCACATTGCCGGACGATCTACAGCAGCCCGTCAAGGACGTGATCCGGCAGCAGGCAGAGGCGGTTCTGCAAGCAGCAAAATCTGCGGTGCCGGTGAAAACGGGCGCGCTGCGGGACGATATACGCATCCGCTTCACCAACAAGGGCCTGCGGGCGCGGGTTGGTGTGTTTCGGCGGACAAAGCGGCAGTTAGCCAAGGGCGTCAGCACGTTTTATGCCGCCTTCGTTGAACTCGGCACGCAGAGAAGCAAGCCAAAGCCGTTCCTTTTTCCGGCCTTCAGGGCGCGGAAAACAAGTGGCCGCGCGGCGATTGCAAAGGCCGCGAAGAACGCACTGCAAAAACAGGCAGCCAAGAGGGATCGGACATGAGCGATTCATTTTGGCCGGTTCAACAGGCGATCTACTCGAAACTTTTGGCCGGAACGTCGTTCACAAACTTGGTGGGGACGCGGCTTTACGATCATGTGCCGGTTTCGCCTGACCCCGCGACGTTTCCCTACGTCGAGGTTGGCGAAAGCACGGGCGAGCCATACGACACAAAGACTGAGCGCGGCTTTGAGCAGACCATAGTCATGCACACATGGTCCCGCCAGCGGGGCCGTCGCGAAGTGAAGCAAATTCATTCGGCCATGTACGGCCTTTTGCACCGGGGCACCCTAGCAGGGACCGGCTTCACCTTCGTCAATCTGGAAAACGAGTTTAACGAGATTTTCTCTGATCCCGATGGGCTGACCTACCACGGGATTCAACGCTATCGGGTCGTGACACAGGACTAGGAGTCTACCATGCCTGCACAAACTGGTCGGAGCTTCCTGCTCAAGATCGGAACGGGGACGGCTGCGACCACGGTTGCAGGTCTTCGTTCTTCCGGCTTTTCCGTCAACGGCGAAACCGTGGACGTAACCACCAAGGATTCGCCCAACAACCTGCGGGAACTACTTGGTTCCGCTGGCGTGGCTTCGCTTTCCCTCACGGGCGCGGGCGTGCTTCAGGGCGGCACCCAGACGCAGTATTTCTTCAACCAGGTGAAGGATCGCACCATCGGCACATATACGACGGTGTTTGATGATGGCGATACCATCGTCTCGGGCTTCCAGGTTGAATCCTTCGAGGCGACGGGCGAGCACAACGGCGAACAGACTTACAGCGTTTCGCTTCAATCCTCCGGCACATTTTCGATTGCATAAGCCATGAACCCACAACGCGGCGACGTGCCCGTGACCATCGCGGGCACTGTCTACACCATGCGGCCTTCGTTTGAGGCGCTGGCGGCTATCGAGGAAAAGACCGGCGTGGGGATCATTCCCTTGTGGCGTCGGTTTGGGCAGCAAGATTTCGGCATCCGTGACGTTGTGACGGTTGTGATCGAGGCTGTCCGGGCGGGTGAAGGCAAGGTGCCGGACAAGTTCCCGGCGCTTATTGTGCAAACGGGCATATTCACTCTTGCCCAGCCCATTGCGTCGTTTCTCACCAATGCGCTGGCGGGAGACAAGGCAGAGGGAAACGAGGAAGCCGCCGCGCAGTAGACGCTATTCCGTGGCGGCGTTATCGAGAGATCGGCATGGGCATCCTTGAATGGGTGCCCGATCAATTCTGGCGGTCAACCCCGTGGGACTTGTCAGCGGCCTTTGATGGCTGGCTGGAAAAGAACGGCCACAAAGACGCGATTGAGCCGTTGTCCCGTGATGAATTTGAGCAGCTAAAGACGAGGTTCCCCGATGGCGGTCATTGACCAACTGATCGTCCAGTTTTCGGCGGACTTTAAGGAACTGTCGCGCGAATTGAACAAGGCGCAGGGCGAAACCTCACGCGCGATGCGCGGCATGGAGGGGGCCCTTAAGCCCATCGGTGCGGCATTCCGGGCCTTGGGTGCGGTTGCGGCTGCTGCCGGTGTCGCGCTGTCTGTGGACTTTGCCCGGCGCACGCTGGACGCGGCTGGCGGCATTGGGGAGTTGGCCGAGCAACTTGGCGTTTCGACCGAAAACCTGCAATCCTATCAATTCGCTGCGGCGCAGGCGGGCGTTGAATCGAGCGAGTTAGAGGCAGGCTTGGCAAGGCTTACCCGCACGCTGGGTGATGCAGCGGCAGGCGAGGCAACCGCCGTAAAAGCCTTCCGCAATCTAGGTGTCGGCGTTCTGGACGCCCAAGGCAAAATCCGTGACACCGATACGGTTATTGCCGACATAGCCGACCGGCTCGCAGCCATTGATGACCCTGCCAAGCGTGCGGCTGTGGTTGTTGACCTGTTTGGCAAGTCCGGCCAGCGTCTGCTTCCCCTTTTATCTCAGGGCGCTGCCGGGCTTGAGAAATTCCGCACCGAAGCGAAGAACGCTGGTGCGGTCCTGTCGAGCGACCTGATCGCGGCAGCGGATGAGGCGAGCGACAAGATTGCCGCGATGGAAACGGCGCTAGGCAAGATGGCGCAGACCATTGTTGCCAAGGCGGCCCCGGCCATTTCCTCAATAGCGGACAGTATCCGAAAGGCATTTGGTGGCGGCACGCTCAACGAGCGAATTGCAGACCTGCAAAATGCGTTCAATAACCCGGTTGTTACGGCTGACCCCAAGGTCAAGAAAGACCTGGATGATCGTTTGTATCTGCTAAAGATGCAGCGCGACCTTCAGGCGCGTATTGACGCAAACCCGTTGCCGAAGGCGTCAACGGGAACTACGTCGATTCCGCAGACAACCGAAGAGGTTGAAAAGGACCGCAAGGACTTTGAGAAGCGCGAGGCGGCCCTATCTGACCGCCTTATGGAAATCGACGAACGCAAAACCGAGGCGATGCTGGCCAACCGTCAGGCGTATACGGATGCGGTTATCGCGTCTGGCATTGCCATCGCGGATGCAGAAAAGGCTTACCGCGACCGCATGACGGCGGAAATGAACGCTGTGGCCGAAGGTGTGCAGAACCTGGCCGAAGCAAACGCCAAGGTGGCAGAGGAAAACGCCCGCGCGGCGTCCGATGCCGCTCGCGAGTTGGGACTGACCTTCACGTCTGCGTTTGAAGATGCGGTGGTGTCGGGCAAGAAACTGTCCGAAGTGCTGCAAGGGCTGGCCCAAGACCTGATACGCATTATGGTGCGGAAGACGGTCACGGAAAAGCTGGCGAACTTTGGCACAAGCCTGTTGGGCAACCTGTTCAACTTCGGCAAGGCAGGCGGCGGCACGATCTCCGGCCCCACTCTGGTTGGCGAACGCGGCCCCGAGGTCTTCAACCCCGGAGGATCAGGTACGATTGTGCCCATGTCTCGCATGGGTGGTGGTGCTTCCGTCACATACAACATTGACGCCCGTGGCGCTGATCCGTCCGTGCTGCCGCGTCTACAAGCGATGCTAGACCGCAACAAGCGCGAAGCCGTCGCCATGGCGGTCAACACCGTGCGCTCCCGCAACGCCCGCGAGCCCGCCTTCCTGGGTGGCCGCTAATGGCCATTTCCTACCCCGTCACGATGCCCACAACGCCCGGCTTTGTGTCCTCCACCTTCGGCCTTGAGGCCAACACCACCGTATTCACGTCGCCCCTAAACCGCGTTGAGCAGGTGCTTGAACGCGCGGGGGCGCGGTGGGTGGGCAGCTATGTCCTGCCGCCCATGCGCCCGTCCGTGGCGGCACAGTGGCGCGCGTTTCTCATTTCCCTGCGAGGCCGCTACGGCACGTTCTATGGGTTTGACCCCGACCAAAAGACGCTTCTGGGCACGGCTACCGGCACCATTGCAGTCAATGGCGGATCGCAGACGGGCAACGCGCTGGCGGTTGACGGCATCTCCGCATTGGGGACCATTCTCCGGGGCACCTATATCCAGGTTGGCAATTACCTCTATCTTGTGGTGGAAGACGCCACGGCCAACGGCTCAGGCGAGGTATCTCTGACGATTGAGCCTGCCTTGCGCGAATCTCCGGCGAACAATGCTGGCGTGACGGTCACAAACCCCAAATGCGTCATGCGGCTGGTGGAAGATTCCGTAGTCTGGACCGGGGATCGAACGTCGAACATCACCCTGCAATTCTCAGCGGTTGAAGCCCTGTGACGCGCGATATCACGGCGGGCGTTGCGACGGAGGTTGCGAAGTCGCGCCTCCGTATGGCGATGCTGGCGGAATTGGTTTTCGACACGGACCCGCTTTATGTGTGGTCCGGGCTTGGCAGTCTAGTTTGGGATGGCCGGACGTATCTCGGCACGGGATCGCTTGGCCGGATCAGTCAGATTGAGGAAACATCAGACGTTCGGTCCAATGGCATTCAGCTATCCCTCTCTGGCATCCCTTCCGCGCTGATTTCGGTTGCGCTGGGCACGCAGTACCAGGGCCGGGCGTGCCGGGTGCGGATGGCGTTCTTTAATGCCTCCAACGTTTTGATTGACGACCCTGTGCAAGTGTTCTCCGGCAGCCTTGACGTGATGCAGGTTGTCGATTCGGGTACGGCCTGCGAGATACTCGTAACTGCGGAAAATCGGCTGATCGACCTGGAGCGGCCGAGCGAGGTTCGTTACTACACGGACGCGGATCAGCAACGCTATTCGTCCGGCGACCTTGGCTGCCAGTTCGTCGAGAAATTGCAGACCAAGGAGATCGTCTGGGGGCGCGTGCGGTCTAGCCCTGCGCCCGCGACTGGCCCCGGTGGATCGACGCCAACAGCGCCGCCGCCGGGCAGTGTTGAAACCACAGACGAATTTGGCAACAACGTGTTTTCTCCGGCTGGCCCCGCGCAGCAGGACAGCAACTTCGGCATTTGATGCAGCGCAAACCGGATTGGGCAAAGCACCTACTGGCAGAGATACAGGCCGCGTCGGAGCGGCCTTTTTCATGGGGCGAGCACGACTGCGCGCTGTTCGCCTGCAACGTGGTCAACGCCATGACGGGCACGGACCCTGCGCGGGAGTTTCGCGGCAAGTATTCGACCAAGACCGGGGCCGCGCGGATGATCGCTGGTTATGGCGGGCTGGCTCAATTGGCCGCATGGATTGCAGAAGAACACGGCTGCGAAGAAATCAAGCCATCACTGGCCCAACGCGGTGACGTGCTGTTGGTTGATGCTGGCGTTGACGGCACGGCCCTTGGCATTTGTGCCGGGGATCGCGCGGCGGTGGCGGCGATGTCTGGCGTCTGGTTTGTTCCGATAAAACAGGTGGTGCGCGCATGGGCAACGGGGCGTTGAAATGCCAGTTGTAGCAGCAGCGGCAATTCCCGTACTCGGGACCACACTCTTTGCGGGCATCACAGTTGCGCAGGTGGCATTTGCGGCTATAGGCCTTCTTGCATCAACCGTACTGGCCCCCAAGCCCAAGCTGGGCAACCTCTCCGCGTCTTCCCTCGCGGCAGGGCGGCAGGATTCGATCCGGCAAGCCAACGCGCCCCGTCGCACTGTCTACGGCGAACAGTTGGTCGGCGGCACGCTCATGTATGCCGAGTCGTTTGGCTCAGCCAATCAGTTCTTGTCCCTTGTCGCCGCGTTTGCCTCGCATGAAATCGAGGCGTTTGACGAATACTGGTTTGGCGATCAGTTGCTTACCCTCAGCGGGAATGACGTTCAGGGGGCGTATCTAAACCCGCTGTCGCCCGGCGCTACGCTGGCGCAAATCTTCTCGTATGTGGGCACGGACGGGCAGGCGGCGGATGCCACGCTGGTTGCCGAATCAAACGGCCTGTGGACGGCGCAGCATCGCCTCTCGGGTATTGCCTACACCCATACCCGCCTTGCCTATCTGCAAAGCGCCTTTGCCGATTTCCGTATTGAAGGCTTGCGCGTGCGGATGCGCGGCAAGAAGCTATACGACCCCCGCACCACAGCCACCACCTACAGCGCAAACCCTGCTCTAGCTGTCCGTGACTTTCTGGTCAACCGGATCGGCGTTGCATCGGCTGACATTGATGACACGGCAGTCCAGGCTGCGGCCAATGTCTGCGACGAGCAGGTTGCTCTTGTTGAAGTGAGCGACACGTTCACGGCGGATGCGGACAACGACAAACTAACGCTGGCTAACGGGCTGGCTGGGCTTGAGCGCGGCTGCATTGTGCAAGTATCGAGCAGCGCGGCCCTGCCCACCGGGTTGTCTGCCGCGACGAACTATTATTGGATTCCTGCCGGGGATAAGAGCGGCAAGGTTGCTTCATCGCTGGCAAATGCCCTAGCGGGAACGCCGGTCACGTTCTCCGACGCCGGGTCCGGCACGCTGACAGTCACCCTCAAGTCGGAACTGCGCTATACCTGCCACGCGACGATTGACGACGCGACCGCGCCAGTTGATGCAATTCAGGCTTTGCTTTCCAGCATGGCCGGAGTGCTCACCTATTCCGGTGGCGTCTGGCGCATTTACGCGGGCGCGGCGCAGGCAGCAACGATCACGCTAACGGAAGACGACTTGCGCGGGCCGGTGACGGTAAACCCCCGCCGCTCGCGGGCGTCCCTGTTTAACGCCGTCAAGGGCGTCTACACGGACCCGGACAAGGCGTGGCAGGCGACAACCTGCCCGGCGGTTCTCAACAGCACATACCAGACGAATGATAATGGCACGCGGATATGGAAGAATCTGGACCTGCCGTTTACGGTCACGAGCGCACGCACGCAGCGGCTTGCCAAGATTGAACTGGAACGCAACCGGCAGCAGATTTCCGTCAATTACCCATGCAACCTTTCGGCATTGCGGCTCAAGGTCTGGGATACGGTCAACATTACCAACTCCCGGTTCGGGTGGTCGGCTAAAAAGTTTCGCATTACGGGCCTTCGCATTTCTGAGGATGGCGGCGTTGACCTGTCGCTGTCCGAGGAAGCGGACGCCATGTGGGATTGGTCGCAGGAAGAAACGACTGTTGATCCTGCGCCAGACACGAACCTGCCGGACCCGAACACGGTCTTGCCTGTGCCGGGGATTGCCTTCGCGGAAGAACTGCGGGCGACGGCGACGGGAACGGTTGTCACTGTGGTTATTGCCACGCTCACCCCATCGCCTGGGGGTTTTGCGGATCGATACGAAGTCCAGTTCATGGGGCCGTCTGATTCGGACTGGCGTTCTGCCGGGTCCGGGCCGGGCACCGTTTACGAATTGTCTCCCTTGGTGGACGGCGACACATATCAGGTCCGCGCCCGCGCACTGAGCGTGATCGGCGTAAATTCCGAATGGACAACCAGCACCTATACGCCGGTCGGTCAGACAACGCCTCCCGCCGATGTTGACAACTTTACCGTCAACATCGTTGCGGCGACCGCGCATCTGACGTGGGACGCTGTGGCAGATATCGACCTGTCGCACTACCGCATCCGATGGTCGCCTGCCGTGTCGGCTGCGGCGTGGGCAAGCGCAATTGATCTTGTGACGCGGGTGGCCCGGCCCGCAACCAGCGTCGATGTTCCGGCCCTGATCGGCACGTATCTGATTAAGGCGGTTGACCTCAAGGGCAACGAATCGGTCACGGCGACAGCGACGGTTAGCACCGTGGCGAGCCTTCTTGGCCTCAACGTCGTGCAGACGATTACGGAAAACCCAGGGTTCACGGGCACGAAGTCCAACGTTGTTTCTATTGATAGCCGTTTGGTCCTTGAAACTTCTGCTTTGTTCGACGACGGAGCGGGCAGTTTTGATGACGCCACCGGATTATTCGACGGCGGCTCCGGCACGGTTGTGACTTCTGGCACCTACACATTCGCCACAACGCCGGACCTCGGGGCGGTTTACACGTCGCGTGTCACGGCGGCGATCACGGTTGAGGCACTCGGCTACGTCAACTTCTTTGATGACGCGGCGGGATTGTTTGACGATGCGGTCGGGCTGTTCGATGGCGAGAACCCTTCAAACGTCAACGCCTATCTTGAAATCCGCACGACCAACGATGACCCGTCCGGCACTCCTGTGTGGGGCGACTGGCGACCGTTTGTCGTTGGAGACTACACCGCCCGCGCGTTTCAGTTCCGCGTGCAGATGACCAGCGATTCCACGACATCAACGCCTGCCGTAACGGCCCTCTCCGTCACGATTGACATGCCGGATCGCGTGGCCTCGGGAACCGGGATCACAAGTGCTGTTGGCGACACTGTTGTTTCCTACTCGCCGGCGTTCAAGGCCGTGCCAAAGGTCGGCGTGACGGTGCTGGACGTGGCAACTGGCGAATACGCCACGATCACGGCAGAAACGGCAACTGGATTCACGATCAACGTGCGAACCGCTGCGGCGGCGCGCGTGGCCCGAAATTTCAACTACATCTCGCAAGGGTACGGAGTGGCCGCATGAGCCAAGGAACA